TTAACGCTTGCTGTCAGGAGTAACGTGGGTCGGGACCCAAGTATTTCCCGGCGTTGTGGTCGGCGGTAGTGGCTTGTTGTCTGGAACAGCCGCAAAATTATCTTTCGGTCCGCCGCGAGGGCCTACTTCTTGAAAGATGCCGCCTTGTTTACCGGTACTCTGCCCAGGTTTTTTTCCGATTGTCATGGTAAATCTCCTACTTACATAGTGCCTAGGAGCTACAGACCCAGAAAATTCACGACCACGTTGTGCTAAAGCACAAGCGGATATAGAATTAGCTAGTCCGCAGCTTTTCGGCTATGGGTTCTGAATTGGGAAGGTCTCGTAAATCATCCCCAAGTTCAGGCTAGAAGTCCTACGTGCAAAAGCATGTGGGACTTTTTTTTTGGCATCCAATTTGTAGACACCCTTTAGATCGACTTCTACATGTAGAAGTGACAGGCCAATAATAGCCATCTCTTCTAAGAGAAATCAACAGCTGATTGATAGTTTTTTATCCACAGCCTCTGTGGATAACCCTGTAGATAAACCTGTGCTTAAGGGCACAAATCCTTGACTATCACTGTCAAAACAATAATTGATCATTTTTTAATCAAAAAAAAAATTATGCACATTTGCCCTTGAATTGCGCCTGAGCACTAGAGCCCTCACACCACTACATGTCGTGTTATACTGAAAGGTTCCCAACACTTCCCCTCTAGATCTTGTGAGATTCAAATGCTTTCAGCCTTCTTCAATCGCTTCGAGCAATATTGCCTCTCGCCTCAATGGCTGAATGGCTGAATGGCTGAATGGCTGAATGCAAAAAAATACAATACAGCAGTGCCTTTCAGATCGACTCCATCCCTTAATCTGATTGGTTCTCAGCAGTCTTCAAAATTTATCCCGTCACTCACCTGATGCGTATTGCCGGAGCGATGCCGTTTTTGAAAACCGTCCCATTCATTACTTTTCCGGCTTTCCGCCCAATGAATTCGGGCACGTCATCATTGCCCCGCTCGTGACCTCCCATTGCGCCGCTGTGTTACCGCGCTGCATTACCTTTCAAAACTTTGCATTATGTGCAAATGGCGGTCGGCTGCAGAGCCCCGCGGCGTGCCTGGGCTGCAGGATTGTTTGCACTACATTCGACTTTGCACAAAAAAAGGACACAAAGCCCGTCGGCGGGAGGGGGATAAGTGCTTTTTTCTCCAAATTTTTATTTCCTAAATTATTTTTATAAACAAACTCGCAATCAAAGGCTTGCGTCACTGACTGCTCCTTACAACTTTACGACAGATGTTAAAAAGCCCTCAATTGAGGGCTTGGGACTGTCAGAATGTGTATGGAAACTTACACCTAAGGCACAGCATCAGTTCATTACTGGACTGCACCACCAGCCGCATGCCCAGCTACCTTTTTAAACATAGGAACCAGCATTTGGCTGCCTCGCTCATTTAGATGATCATCATCAAAATAAATCGGCAGTCCGCCTACATCTCCCCAACATGTCTCCTCTTCGCACAAGAATGGTACTGGGTCGAGAATTTTAGCTCCGCACTCTTTCGCAGCCAAATCAAGGGTTTCTAGAGCAAATTCATTTCGTTTGTTGTACTGTTCTCGCGAGACTGAGATCCGTGTTGGCACATGAAACATCATTGAGCGCCCCATACTCATAGGGACGTTGAACCCTTGCTCCGGCACAGGACGCACGATATAAACCTCTCTATCCTTAGAAAGCTCACAAACCATTTTCAGAACACCCTCTCTCATTTTAGTCGGGTATTCGTTACTTTTAAAATTCACCCCTTCAAATCCAAATAAAGATATTAAATTCATTAAAGGCGGGTCAACCTCATTAGGCCCATATAAGTAAACCGAAAACCTATTAACCAAAACGACAGGCACATTGCTTGGCAACGTCTTAGCTTCTTTCAAAACCCAAGTCAGAAAATTTTCACACTTATGCTTTACAATGCTGCTATGTATCCCGATAGCAAGAGGACAAGCATTTGCAGTCCATTGAAGTACATCACCGCTCCCAATCGCGGCCTTAAATGAGGTCACCAGAGAGGATGAGTGGCTATCTCCAATCATTACAGCCTTGATAACACCTTCGGTTCCATACGTGCAATTAGGTACGGGTTTATCCTTAGAGCTAGTTCCGGAAGCTTGGGATGCGCATTCTTCCAAACGCGGATTCTTATTAAGTGCTTCGGCGAAAATAGCATTTGTCTCCGATGAGACGCGGCCAGGAAAACCATCCTGCCAGCGAACCAAAGCACCAAGCGCGCCGACTATCAAAACCCCTGACAACAATAAAACAAACGAAATAAATATAGGCCGTTTCGATAGATTTATACGCGTTGGGGTTTCAACGTAGCGATAGGACAGCCATCCCAAAAGCAAAGTTAAAACCAGTCCAAATGCAACTCCCAACATGTGGCCTTTGAAATTCAGAAAGACCAGCATGACTGCAATCGGCCAGTGCCACAGATATAGAGAATATGAGCAATCACCTAACCACTGGGCCAGCTTAGTACCCGTCCACCAGGAACCTTGTCTTGCAGCAATTAAAACCAGTACCGTTCCCATTACAGGAATCAGTGCTCGCCAGCCCGGCCACTGGCTGGTCTGATCAAAAATAACGACAGATGCTATTATCAAAACAAAGCCAAAACCTTCAATCACCCTTCTAATGATTGAGGGCATTGCAATATTGTTGGCCCACAAATAAACCACCCCACCAGCAAGAAGCTCCCAGGCTCTAGTTTTGATGAGATAGAATGCGATCAAAGGTTTATGCGGAGTCATCTTGACCGACCAATACAGCGACAACAAAAGGCCGATAACAATCAAGGTCTTCAATGATGAGATTTTAGGGCGAAACTTCCAAGCACCCAACATAACCAGCGGGAGAACTAAATAGAACTGCCACTCAACCGAAAGCGACCAAGTATGTAGTAATAAATTCTCGTGGGACGAGACATCGAAATACCCCGACTCACGACTAAATTTTATATTCGAGAAAAAACCTAAGGCACTAATAACATATGTGCCAAGGGTATGATATTCCTGAGGCAGTAAAACCAGCCACCCCAGCGCAAGAACAAATAGACACAGGACTATCAAAGCAGGAAGAATACGTTTAGCCCTAGAGACATAAAACTCAAGCACTGAAAATCGCTTGCCTGAAATCAGTGAATCAGTTAAGCCTCTCACGATTATTCCAGTCATTAAATAACCAGATATCACGAAAAATATGTCTACCCCTACAAAACCTCCTGAAAAGCCAAAAATACCAAAATGGTAAAAAATTACTGAGACTACTGCCCAAGCACGCAACCCATTGATATCAGCCCTGAAGTTGCTCTTCTTAATATCCATGTTGTTCCATATCTAAATCTCAAAATCCACCACCCTGGCCGACAGGGCTTATTAAAATTCAAGGGATTACTTGCGCACAAACAACCCTTATTCAAAAAAATACCGCACTACTGAACGGCGCGGCATTAAACATCTATCTTTCGTTACTGCTTTATCGCCCCACTCAGGGTGTACTAAAATTAATTTTAGTAGCAACGATTTAAGTACATCATTCCATGATTGATGTGATTTTGCCAGCATCCCCAACGAATCTAAGTCCACCTTTGTGTGCAGACTAAAACGTTTCAGGACTTATAACGTAATCGGTTTTAACTGGCCCACTAACAAGGTGGCCTTACCGGCGTTTGATGTGAACACCGCTGCATTCGCTGGCACTGGTGTCGGCCCATGGGTATGGCTGGCCAATTGCGTGTTCATCTCCTGCACCAAATCCAGCAAATCACACACCACCTGAAACAGGTTCACGCTTTCCGACCCTATCCAGTTTTGGGGAGCCACCAATCGCTGACTAACCCCCGCCACACTCTTACGCAGCCCCTCGATCCTCTCCTGCATGTCGCCACCCACCGTGGCGTTGTGCTTCTGCCCCACGACCATGTTGAAGTCCCGGCCGGTAGCTTGGTGCAGATCATCCACTGCCGCTAGGCTCGCAGATCCGCCCGACAGCAGCTTGAGCGCGCCCAGCGCTTCGATGGTCTTGATTCCGCCCACTGACTCGGTTGAATGGTCGTCCACTGTCCTGGTGTGGTTCTGGAAGGTCTCGGTGTTGTCCAGGGCTTCCACTTCGCGCTCGATCGCTTTGTCCTGGATCTTGCCGTCGGTTTGGCGCAGCCAGTTGCCGTCGGCATCGACCCGTTGCTGGCACGCTTCGCTGTGCTGCCAGACCTGATCCCCTTTCGGGACTTTGGGCATGCTCAGGCCGTGCGGGAGAATGGTTTGGATGTAAGGCTTGTGCGGCAGGCCGTAGGCGAAGCACACAACGACTTGGGTGCCTTCCTCGGGGAAGGCGTAGATGCCCATTTCCTCGCCGCCTGTAGGCAGCGGCAGCGGGACACCGGCCAAGATCGGCAGTTGAGTGTCTGGCTCGCCATCTGGCCCCATGACCTCGATGTCGACCGCGTAGCGCGGGCGGAAGTCGTCGCAGATCCCGGCGCCGCTGGGGGCGTCGGCAACGGCGACCACGCGGGCGAAGCGCGGCAGGTGGTAGCCGCCTGTGAGTTCGGGGAATTGTCGTTCTACGCTGCGGCGGATTGCGTCGTCCATCGGATGGCCATCTGGTTGTCGACGAGGGCCACACTGGTGATGCGCTCGCCGTGGTTGATTGTTGCACCTGGTCGCAACCCGGGAAGGGCCGCGATCATGGCGCTTTGATTGCCCTGGTAGCCGTCGAACAGCTCGGCAGGCAGTTGTAGCGGCGCCCGCACGCCGAAGAAGCTGTCGGCCCAACTGCCCACGAACACTTCGCCATCGCCCTGTTGCTGCCAGATAAAGTCGGGGATGTTGAACACGCGGGCCATGCTGTCCAGCGCCTGATAACCCGCCGCCAAGCTGTAGAAAAACGGCGCTTTCACACTGGCATAGGCTTGTTCCGGCACACGAAAGCGCAGGCCGGTGTGCTGGCTGATTTCGGTCAGTACGTCGCGCAGATCGACGTGACGCAGGTTCAACGGCAGCGGCTTGGCCAAGATGGCGGCCATCTCGCGGCAGTACAGCACCTGCTCCACGCGATTAGCCGCGGTGCAGCGCTCGACGTAGCCGATAAAGTGCCGCTGTAGCGTGCGTTCGTTGTAGCCGATGTCGAGTGTGACCAGCCCCCTGACGGGGGCTTGGGCTTGAATGGTGAAGGTGGCCCGGCCGGGGCTTTTCAGATCCAGCCGCACGTCGTCTTTGACCAGTTCCACCCGTTCGCCGTTGATGCTGAGGATTTTGTGCAGTTTCATCGGTTAATTACCCCCACCCAGCCAGCCGTCGACCTTTTTCAAGGTGGCTTCAAAGCCGGTCAGTGCCTGTTCGCCCTCGGCGGCGTCCTCGCCGGTGCCGCCCTTGCCACCCACGGCAGCGCCGGGGCCGGATTGGGCCGTCACGCCATTGGCAGCGCGGCGCCCTTCGACCTTTTGCGGGTTAGAGACTTTTTCGGTCAGGGTGAACTGGATCCGCCAAGCGCTGAGGGTGTCGTCTTCGCGTGCACTGACGCCTTCGGAGAACTCCACCTGACGGATGCCGAACGTGCTCGCCGTGTCGTTGACCACGCGATAGGTTTTGAGTTGGCCACCGCCTTCGGTGGCCTCGGCCATGCGCATCAGGTCACGCAGTTGCACCTGGTCAACGTAAGGGATCATCAGGGACGCAGTGAGGGTCTTGGGCTTGAAACCCTTGTGGGCGGTTTCGGTGTTGCTGGTTTGGCCCGACATATCACCGCTTTCGATCCGCATATTGGCGGTCACTTTCAGGCCCTTGCCACGCACCTGTTCGCCATCGAGTAGCAGCGTCATAGGCCCACCAGCTCGCGGACGAAGTTCAAGCCCTTTTCCGACCCCACCAACAGCGCCCCGGCGCACAGCACCCATTCATGGCCCGGCGCTTCGGTGCTGAGCAAGTTTCGGCGCAGGTCGCTGGTGGTGCCGGGGCCGATCATCCGCGCGCGCAGGCTGCCGTCCTGCTGGCCACCGGCAAGCAAGGCTTTAAGGTCGGCCAGTTGTTGGTCGCGGCCTTTTTGCTGGGCGGTCTTGCGGCTGGCCAGCGCGGCCAGATCGCTCATGGGCGAGCTGTCGGCGGCGTAGCTCTCCAGCACCGCCAGTTGGCCCGCCATCGACTGTTTGGCGGCCTTGAGCAAGGTGCAGCGCTCCAGCGGCAAGGACTGCCAGCGCGGCAACGGCCCAGCGTTGGGGATTTCCCACTTTTCGGTCTCCAGCTTTGACAGGTGCCGGGCGCGGCGCTCGGTGCGCACCAGATCCGGCATCGGCAGCAACGCATTGAACCGGGACAGGCTGTCGGCCAACTGGTCGAAACGTGTGGCCAGAAACATCAGGCACAGCGCGTACTGCTGCCCTTCGGGACGGCTGGCATCGCTGACGTCCACCAACTTGTTGGCCAACTGCTGCACCAGGTTCGGCGCCGACAGATACCGCTGGTAGCCACGGCCCTGACCCACACCACTTTGAAACGGCGTCACCACCAGACAGGCCGGGGCTTCGCCCATCTGTTCCGTGAGGGCCGCACGCCCGGCCGCAATCACGCCTTGCGCGGCGGCGCCCACCGGCCCCGGATTGGTACTGGTCATGCCGTCCAGGCCGCTCAGGCGCAACGCGGTGCTGGCCAGCTCGCCGCTGGCCAAGTCCTTGGCCGCGCTCAGTTGCTGCATCCAGCCGGTGGACTGCTCGGGCCAGCGCAGGGTCACAGGTGCCCAGGTCATGAAAGCGCCTCTCCCCAACGGATGGCCTCGACCGTCTCCAGCTCTCCGCTGGCTAACGCTTGGTCGAGCTGCTGTTTCAGCTCATTGCCGTACACCAGCAGCTTCATTTTGAATTGGTTGAAGTCCTCCCCCACCTGGCGCAACTGCTGCGCCGTGTGCAGGTGAAAGCCCTTCTCCCCCTGCGCATCACGGCAGGGATAGTGCATGTCGATGCCCAGCAAAATGGCGGCGTTCAGGTTCAATTGGTCGTCCCGCTGACTGTCGTAGTCAAAACGGGTACCGGTGGCGTTTGAGCTGAATCCCGAAGTGATAGCGTCCTCGCAGCGCTGGTCAATGTCGCGGCGCGTGCGCAGGCTTTGCTGCTGGGCATCCAGTCGATAAGGGCGGAACTCCAGCACGTTGTTGACGTAGTACGGCGCTTGCTCCTTGCGGTAGTTCAGCGAACCGTCATAGATCGTTTTCGCCACATCGATGGCGTCGTCCGGTATGGCATTGCCGTGCAGTGCCGATGAATAGCGAGTCAAAATGCGGCCGTCAGTGGCCAGCAGAAAGCAAAAACGGGCCATGGTTATTTCCCTAATGCCAGAAAGAAGGCTTGGCCCTCATGTGAAAAGGTACCGCCCGCGCTCCAGAGGAAACGCGAACTGTCCACAACCTGGTGCACCATGCCGAAGTTGTTGCCAAAACCGCCCTGCGTGCTGGACATGAGACTGAACAGCATGCCGAAGCACTCATTCGGGAACGGGGTCGGGAAGTACCGGTAATCGCTGCTGGAAATACACTCGCTGGTGGTCGCCCATTGCAATACCCACCCGCCCAACCAGGTGGGGGCGGCAAAGTAGCCATTGCGCCCGATCGACCAGGAGCAACCCCGGCGCAGTTTCTTCGGGGTGACGATGGTGCTGTCATCGTTTCCCGCATCGATCTGGGCGTCAGAAGCAATGCGCGCCACGCCCACGTCGGCGGTAGTGGCCAGCTTTGAGCTGTCGATGATTGTGGCTTGCCCTTTGAACACAATCGGGTTGGCCCCGGCCTCTGCACGTCGCACGATCAGTTGACCGGCCGCCCCCGCCATCACCACCGCAGGCAGCCCGGTGTTGTGGCGCATCCATTTGGCGCCGTCCCAGTAGCAGTTTTGAGACAGGCTGGTCTCGCTGATAGAGCTTAAAAAACCGTACTGACCCGCGTGAATGTCTAAGCTGTCACCCGACAAGGGGTTACGGTTTGGAATGGCGTCGGTGATGCCGTAGTCCTTTAGAGTGGTGCCCTTGTCGGCCTTTTTATCCAGCGTTTTGTTGATGACAACCAGGTCTTTATTGATCTGACCCACGTTCACATTGGTCTTGTCGATCGCGTTATTGATGGGCACCAACAAGTCGTCCACCTGGTTGGCGCTGTAGGTATTGAGGCTGTCCATTAACGTGGCGTCATACGTCCAGACAATGGGATTGGCCCCGGCCGCTGCCTTGCGGATGATCGCCCGACCATTGGTGACGGCAATGCAGGCGGCAGGTTTGTTGGTGTCGTGACGCATCCAGCGGCCGTCCGCGTAATAGCAGTTCTGGCACAGGCTGGATTCGAGAATCGAACTCACAAAACCAAAGCTACCCGCGTGAATGTCCAGGCTGTTGTTAGGCAGCGGGTTAAGGTTCGGGATGGCATCGGTGATGCCATACCCCCCCAGCGTCGTGGCTTTGTCGGCTTTGGAGTCCACCACCAGATTGAGCGCCGTCAGCAAGCGATCGATCTCTACGATGCTGTACGTGTCGCCACTGTCGCGGATCGAGGCCGAAGACGTCCACACGATCGGGTTCTCACCTGCGCTCGCACGCTGCACCCGCAATCGACCACCACCGCCCACCAACACCACAGCAGGCTTGGCCACGTCATGCCTCAGCCAGGCTTTCCCGTTCCAGTAGCAGTTCTGGCACAGGTGGGTTTCACTTTCAGCCGACACGAAAGCGAACTGCCCGCCGTGCAGATCCAGGCTGGTACCGGGCAGCGGGTTGACGTTCTGAATGGCGTCGGTGATGCCGTAATCCTTCAGCGTCGTGCCCTTGTTGGCCTTTTTCAGCAGTTCGGATTCGACCCAACTGCGACCGGCGAAGTGCTTGACCAGCGCGTCTGTGATCGGCTCGGGCTTGCGGATGTCGGTGATGGTGTTGGAATTGGGAATGTCGGCCAGCGGCACCACGTAGTGACGCACCCCAACGCTGTCGGTGTAGTCGGGCAACGAGGCGCCAAAGGTCACTTTCCAGCTGACCACGGCATCGCTCAACTGGCGTTCCAGGCACACATCCAGCCAGGCTTTGGTCGGCAGGTTGGCCGGGGCGACTGGCGTGGCTGCCGCTGACAGCACCCGCACGCCTTCGATGTAAGCAATACCGGGCTTGAGCTGGTACACCGCCCCGACTTTCTCCAACTGAAAACCGCCGTCAAAGAAGCACGAACGCCCGAACATATCGCGGTTACTCAGGCGCTCGCGCTCGTCGATGCTGTGCAGGCGCACAGTGAAGTCGTGCTGCCAGGTCTTGGCGTCGATGGTGATGCCGGTCAGCGCCTGGGCGCCGTCGAACACCACCAGAAAGTTGCGGGTGACGTTGTTGCCGATTTGCAGCGGCGGGATGTTGCGGCGCTTTTGCTGCACCGGCACGTACGCCACGGCCAACAACACGTTGTCGGCGGTTTCGAGGCCGATCCAGTTCCAGTCGAAGTCCCCGATGTCGCTGCCCATCATCAGGCTGTAAACCACCTGATTAGGGTTCACAAAGCCTTTTTGGGTCACGTCGTAAGTGGCCACGATCTGGCTCACGGGCGGCTTGGCCGCGCCACGGTTTACCGGGCCGTTCGGGTTAAGGCCCGGCACGTTGGCCAGCACAAAGCGGCTGACGATCAGGGGTTGTTGTGCGCCGACTTTCTGCGCGATCAGGCTTTCACCTGCAAGGGTAATACTGGCACCCACGGGAGGCTCCTACAGGCTGGCAACCAGCGTTTGCTGGTCGTCGTTAAAGTCCACCGCGACGATGCGCAGCGATACAGGGGTGATGGTCACAAAGTCATAGCGGCGGCACGTGCGCCCGTACTGCTGGATCAATACCCGCATCAGTTCCGGGTTTTGCGACAGTTGCGAATCGGAGAGGCGCAGCAGCACCACGTCCCAGTCCCGATCGGGCAGGCGCTCGTCGATCTCGACGTAGCCCACGCCCAGGCGTTGCAGAATGCGTTTCAGCCCTGCGGTGCTGCCCGCGTCCACGGCGTTGATAAAGGCGAATTTGACCCGCAACCGGTACAGGCTTTCGGGTTCGTCCTTGAAGCGGCTGATGTCGCGCTGCCAGGCCAGCAGATCGAGCACGGTCAGGTGGCAGGTTTCAGCGTCCATTTGCAGCAGCGGCCACTGCAACCAGCCTTCGACCTTGTTCCACCAGGACTGACTGGCGGTCTTGAGCCTGTTCAGCTCCTTACCATCGAGCCAGAACGGCAACTTGAGTTTGATCATGCGAGCGTCACCACCAGGCTGTTGATCCGGGGGATGCTCAGTTCTGAAACGATGTCGGCATTGTCAAAGTGCAGCGACTCGATGCCGGGGAACTGTTGGTGCAGCTCTTCGCCCAGTCGGCTGAAAGAAAAGCGTGACTGCGGATAGGTCAGGGTCGGCTGGTAGTCGGTGACCGTGCTTTCACGGAACGCTGCGCGCACGAACAACGCCACCTCATCGCGCAGGCTGTCGCGTTTGTCATTGCCGATCAGCGCGCGTGGCCACAGGGTCAGGCGGATGGCGTGTTGGGTTTCGGGCATCACCATCACCACCAGGTCATCGCCGTGGCCATGGTTGCCCTGGTTACGGATGTGCGCGTTGATCTGCTCCAGGTACGTGGCCGCTGGCACGTCCGCATCGAACAGCACATAGGCGTTGGCACTGCCGGGGCCACGGGGCGCGCCGTGCAGAAAATACACCCCGTCCGGGCGCACGCCGGGGAACGCTGAGATCATCGCCCGGTACACCGCGTCGGTGTGCCACTGGTTGACCGCCGAGAACTGGTTGCGCACGCGCAAGCGCAGTTGCTCGTCGGGTTCAGGGTCGGCGCCTGGGGCGATCAACCAACCATCGGCGTTCACCACCTGGGCAATGCCCGCCAGTGGCACCGGCAAAATGGCGTAGTAACCGGGCGCCAGGTTGTAGCCGCTGCCCACCTCCTGCGCCTCCACCGGCACTTCCAGTTGCAGCAGGCCATCGGCAAAGGTCGCGGGTGTGGTGGTGACCAGTTGATAAATATGGCCGTTGATCGCGGACGACTGCACCACGATGCCCGCAGGCAATTCCAGCGTGCCACCGGCTGCAATGCGGGTGAACAGGATCACGCCCTTGGCCTTGGTCGCGCCTTTGCGCTCGACGTTGACCGCCCAGGCCAGCATGTCCAGCCAGGTGTCACCGGCCGTTTTGACAAAGAAATTCGGCAGCACGGTGTCGCTGATAAAGCTGATGAGCCACATGACTGGCTTGGTCACCAGCGCGGTAATCAGCCGCCAGAACGGCGAATAGGCGCTGGTGTTGCTCAGCTTACTGCCTTGGGTCGCCACCTCACTTTCCCACGCCTTGCGCAACCCGGCCTCGGTGGTCGGGATCCCGGCGTCTGTCAGCGCCTGTTTAAAATCCACGTCGCTCACAGGAACACCTCGATCGCGCCAAACTTCAAAGTTTTAGCCGTCACCAGGTACTTGCCGCTGTCGTAGGACTGAATCAACGCCGTGCCCGGCACCAGGCGCACATCGGCCTCCACCAGCAGCTCCAGTTGCTGGATGCAATCGCGCTGACGCAGACGGCTGCGCTCGGCCACCAACGTCACCAGCAAGCCGCTTTCGCGGATCATGTGCGCGATGTCCTGGGCAATACTGGCGCGGTCATCGATGAGCAACGGTTGGCGCGACGGATCCAGCGACAAATCGTTGTCCACAATCCGCAGGTCGATGTAGTCACTCATCCGCCCACCGCCATGCTCATCATGTTTTCAAGCTCCAATGGACTCATGGGTTTGGTGTTGGTGATGTTCAGGTTTTCCACGTGGGTGGCCTTGCTTTGGGTTTGGCTGTTGTTCTGAATGCTGCTCAACAGGCCGCCCTTAGGCACGGCGTTGGGCCGTGACGGGGACAGGCTGCTCAGCGCGCTGTTGAGGCGTTCCTGACTTTGCTCGGACTTGGCTTGCGGCGGTGCCGCCGTCACCAGTGCAGGGACTTGCAGCGGCGGTTGCAGTGCATCGACCTGCGGTATGGCTGGGGTGGCCAGCGCCCGAGGGCCGGGGATGTTGGGTTGCACGGGCACAGGTGCCGGTGCCATCACCAACGGCGGCGCTTGAGGCACGAGCCGCAACGGGCTTTCCATCTCCGGCAGCATGGCCGTGGGGTCTTTCGGCACGGGGGCCATGACCAGCGGCGGCGCCGGTTGGGCCTGCACCTGCGCCACCCCGATGTCCGGCATCTGCGGCGGTGCTGGCAGGTCGCCAAACGCGGCATCGATCTGCACGCCGGGGATTTTGTTCAGCATCTCGATCAGGCCATTAATCGCGCCTTTGAAGATGTTGATAATCCCGTCCCACGCGGCCTTAGCCATGCCCATCCAGCCGCCCATGGAACTGAACCAGTCACTCAAGCCCTGGAGCTGGTCACTGACCCACTTGAACGCCTCGCTGTTGAGTAGCGCGGTCGTCCACTCATCCCAGTAATAAACGGCAGCAGCCACGGCAGCGATCAACGCCACCACCCCGATCACGATCCACACGATGGGGTTGGCCAGCAGGGCCGCGTTAAGCAGCCAGATCGCGCCTTGCCACAGCAGCATGGCGCCGCGAACCAGCCATATCCAAGTAACCATGGCCATCATGCTCACCACTAACGTGGTGGCAATGGCCACGTGAATGAGGAACATGGCAATGCTGCGAAAGCCTGTCCAGGTGAGGATCTTCCAGACCGTCACCAAAGCCAGCCACACCATCTTGCTGATGCCCACCACCAGCGTGAGGGCCGACATCACGGCAGTGATAGTAAAGATGGCCAGCGTGGCAATCCCCACCACGCGGGTGATGTTAGGGAACAACTGCGACCAGCGCGTCAGGGTTTGCGCCACACCAGTGAGCTTGGCCATCAGCGGTTCAAGGATCGGGATCAAGCCTTGACCGAAGGCAATGCGCAGCGCCTGCACGGCCGAGCCGAACTGTTGCCACGGGTCAACCATCGCCCGCGCCATCTTGTCTGCGCTCTCCAGCCCGCGCACGTTGCCCAACTGCTCCATGCCATTGCGCAAACGCCCGGTGTCTTTGGCCAGAGCGCCAATCACCCGCGCCCCTTCGCCGCCAAAGGCATCGGTCAAGGCCGTGCCAGCGGCGGCGGTGGTCAGGTCGCCAAACTTGCCTTGCAGCTTGTCCAGGATGTCGAGCATCGGCAGCAGTTTGCCGTTCTGGTCGGTGAACTTCATGCCCAGTTTTTCCGACCCTGCGCCGATGTTTTCAAACAGCGCCTTGTACATGCCCCCGGCGTCGCCGCCTTCCATGGTGCTGCTCAGCGTGCCAATCACGGCGAACTGCTCGGCCAGATCGACACCGGCCGTGGTCGCGATCGCGCCGACCTCTTTAAAGGCATCCTTGAGCTGGGCGCCGTCGGTGCGGAACAGCTGCACCGCCAACGCGGTCTGCCCGCCCATCTTCTCGACCCACTGGCTTTTGCCCATGGCATCGGCTTGATCTTTGAACAGGTTGTACAGGGTGCCGACGTAGGCGCCCATGGTGTCGGCGTCGGTTTTGGTGGCCTTGGCCAACAGGTTGCTGGTGTTGGTGAAGGTGGCCAACTGGCTGCCGCTCAGCCCTTGAATGGCGCCATTGATGCTGGACGCCGAGGCCACAAAGTCACGGGCGTTTTCACCGTAGGCCACTGAGAACTCCAGCGACTTGCGGTTGAGTGCATTCAGCGCGTCTTCAGCCACGCCCAGTGAGCGGACTTCGCCCAGGGCGCGGTTCATTTCTAACGCAGGCTCCAAAGATTTATTGATCGCAACCCCCGCCCCCAACAAGCCACCCAAGCCAAGGCCCATGGTCTTGTTGTTGTTTTCTGCCTGCTTGGTCAAATCCGAAAATCCGGTTTTGACCTTGCCCAAGGGCGCGGTGATCTTGTCGGTCAGGCTCAAGATAAAGGCTAGGCGGGCGCTGCGATCTGCCATGTGTGGTTATCCGTTCAGGGCATGGGCAATGCCGTTAGCCACGGCATATTCCATGCGTTTCCAATACTCGTCTTCCAACCACTTGGCCGTGCCCATCACCTCGGCGGTGGGTTCGGCGCCCGGTAGCCAGCGATTGGCCAGGGCCACTAACTGGCCCAAGCCGTTCTCACTCAGTCCTTCGGCGTGGTCGAGGGCTTTTTTACGATGATTTCAACGTCCGGGCCGTACTCTTCCAGCAGCGTGCCGGCCAGTTGCATCACCATCACCGGGTTGGCCAGCAACGGTTTCAGGGAGGCGCGCTGTTCCTGCTTCACCGTGGTCACCAGCAAGTTGTTGGCCGGGGCCACTTTGTTGTTCTGGTTAACGGCGTTGAAGTACTTGGTCACGTCTTGAGGGGTCAGCTCAAAGGTGAATTCGCTGTTGCCAATTTCCAGTTCGATTTCGCGACGTTCAGTCATGGGGTGTTTTCCGTTCAGGTTTAAAAGTGGGTGATTCGGGTTAGCGCAGGCAGATCCGGCGCACGTGGTCTTGCAGCCCCAGGATCATTTCTCGACTGAGGGCGAGTTGATCGCGGAGGGTGAAATAATCCGGTCGAGCGTCTGTTGCGAGTTCGGCGGCGCCTGCATCAGCCAGGCTGCCGGGGCCGGTCTGGTCGGGCTTTGGGGTGCTACAGGTGGCTTTAACGAACAGCCGCTTACCACCACTATCAACAGCACGGCGCAGATCATTGATTTCAGAAAGTGCATGGTTCAGAGCCTTAGTTCGAGTGCGGTCGTTTTCGTCACGATCAGCCAGCATTTCTCCACTGATACGGGCCGCTTCGCGCAGTCCGCTGACCTCAAACAAGGCGCGGTTACGCTCATCGATGAGGTGGTTGAACAGAAACCAGGCGGCCAAGAACAGCAGCAACGAAAGCAAGTTCGTGGGCAACGCGGTCATAGTCCGACCTCACACATTTCACGCTCAGCAGCGCGGCGGTGCACCAGCCCGGCCAATTCCTTGCCACCGGCATACACCCAGCGCGACAGCTGGGCACAAGCACCGCGCACGTCACCGCTGTTCAACAGTCGCAACAGTGTCGAGCTTGAAAACTGGCGCTCTCCCACGTTGTAAACAAACGACCCAAGGGCAGCGCGGCGGGTGTCCGGCAGCGGCATACGCACCTGGCGGTCAACCGCGGTCAATGCGATGCGCAATTCACGCAGCAGCAGCTGGTCGCACTGGGCCGGTGTGGCCTGATCGCCCAGCTTTACGCCCAGGGTGACGCCCTCACAGATGGTCGGAATCCCCACCGGATCGAGATAAGCCACCAGCGAGCGGCCTTCAAACCAACTGACCAGTGCGCCGGTCATGCCCAGCACACCCGTCAACGCGCCTATGGCGATCTTGTTGCGCAGGCTCATCACTTGCGCCTCCAGTCACGCAGCATCTGGCGGTACTTGGGCGCCAACAGCAGGATCTGCAACACCATGTAAAGCGCGGTCAGCATGTAGGCCACTGCTGACCAATCCACGGCCCCGGTCGCACCGGTCGCGGCCACGCCGATGGCGGGTGAGGCTTTTACGATCGCAATCGCGGTGTCCTGGGCGGCCTGATTTGTGCTCATCGCAGCCCCTCCTTCTCAAAAATGGACTGGCACGGCACACACCGCAGGATCCCGCCCAGCGCCTGGCGTGCTGCGGGGATTTCGCCCTCACAGTCCAGGCACTCGCTACGGCTTGGCCCGATCGGGCGCACACGGGCCAACTGGGCGGCAATCGCGTGATCGCGCTGACGTTGCTCCAGCGCCTGGGCGCGATCGAACGGGCACGACATCAGCTCAGCCCCTCAATCTCGGACACAGCCAGGTACGGCACACCATTCATGCGGATAAAATCCGGGCTAGTGACGTCGAACGGCACCTTGTGTTTGGATTTCTCGCCACCTTTGGGATCAATGCTCAGCAAGCTGGACACCTTCAACTTGCAGCCGAAGGCCTCGATGCGCATTTCTTCATCGCCGCTCTTGGCGAAAAACACGCTGTCGAAGGGCTTCAACTCGCGAAAACTGCCCGCCGTGCGCGCGGCATCCACCAGCAGGCCGAAGTTGTAGCTGTCCAGCTCAAACTCGCCGCTGGCCGACACGTCGCCATCCACGTGGCCATCGGGCACGCCACGGGTTTGCGCCACGGCGCTGTTGTCGGTGATATCGAGGGTGCAGCTCTCCACGTGAACCAGCAGATCGCCCAGGTTCACGTCAAAATTCTTACCGCCAATGCGTGACATAGGGGGGTTACTCCTTGGCGTCGTTGGAAAGATCCAGGGCGATGTTGGCCGTGATGTCTTTCGGGCAGTTGTGGGGTTTGAGCTTGATGTACGCCTCTACGGCGGTTTTGCTCTTCCAGACCAGCACGATGTCGCCGTCCTTGGGGGTCTGGATTTCACCGGGGAACACCTGACCCGCGAACGTGACGGACTTGGCCATCGCACGCAGGGGCGCCATCAGCGCATTAATGTTTACCGCCATGCTGTTGGGCGTGCTGTTCAGGCGGCGGTCACCCACGCGACGGATCAACAGCGGGCGCACCTGGCGCGCAGCCTTGTCGGCCAGACGCAAATGCTCGATCACCTGAAAGTCGCTGGCCGGGGTGTCCAGCAGGTTGCCGTCGCCCCAGTACACGCCCTCGTAGTCCGGGTAGGTCTGCGAGACCGAGAACCGCGCTTTATCCAGCTCGGCACGGATCGCGGACGGCAGCGGCACGCCTTCGGAGTCTTCCGGCACCGGGCCAAGGCCCAACACCGCACCGCTGGCCACGCGCATCGGCGTGTCGGCAATGCTTACGGCGGCATTCGCCAAGCGACCGGCCAACACCCCCAAATCGTTGCCGTGCAACTGCGGCACCACCAACACACGCGGCGCGGCCAGACCGGCCGTAATGGCTTTCTGTTCGGTCAGGAACTGCGACCACGGTTGCAACGCGGTAATGCCCGACGTCGCGGCCATCACGAACGAACGGCGGCCGTAGACGTTATTCAACGCCACCGCCGCATCGTTCATTTGCGACAGCTCGGCGCCGGTGGTGACCGGTTTGGTAATCACCACCGCTTCGACTGAAAAGCCTTTCTGCTGGGTCATTTCCAGCGCGTCCGACCACGCGCCGTCTGCGCCGATCGGCACGGCCACGCAGGCCCAGCGGTCGCCACCATTGAGGCGCGCAGCCGTGATCTGGGTTTTCAAATCACTGGCAGGAATGCCCAGCTCGTTATCCAGATCGCTGTCGGTGTTGAGGGCCAACACCTTGCCGATGTTTTTGGTACTGGGGCCAATGAAGAGGAAATAACGCTCGATCGCGGTCACTTCGCCCTGGCCCAGATTGAGATTGTTAACGCTGACTTTGCCGAGTGCCATGGGGTGCCTCGTTAGCGGGGTGAATTTAGGATTTGTTCAAAGACCTGGTTAACCAGTTCGCGGGTTTCATTACTGCTTTGCACGCCGAGGAACTGGCGTTTGGGCAGGGTGATGTCCCAGCTTTGTGCGCCCGAGGACTCGGTTCTTTCATCGTTCAAAATGCGGATCAACAGACCGGCCTTGGCGTAGTTCACGTGCTCTTGAATCCACGCCACAGACGGTTTGGTCAGGTTCTTTTTGCCTTTGACACGCACGCGAAAGCCCACCTGACGCAAGCGCTTGGCCTGTTTGTCCGTGCAGGCGACACCGGGCGGGACTTTGTTCCAGCGGCGCATCTGCGCGGCCGTGCGGCGCTCGCTGACGCCGTTGTGCTGCTGCGAGGCAACCCAGCGCGTGAGGGCATTTTTCCAGCCCAATTCGGCCTCATCCGAGCTGACGCGGGTGACTTGCAGCAGCTTGGCCAACCCGGCTTCCATCTTCTTTTTGCCCTTGGCCGAACCCTTGCGCTCAGCGAACGGCGAGCCGTCGAGGTTCTTCTGCTCGCGCACGCGCTTGCGGCTCATCGAGCGCACGCGTTTGGTGACGTTGTTCAGCAAGCGGCGGCGCAGTTGTGGGCGCAGCTCCATCAGGGCCAGTTGCGCGTCCACGTTGAGCAAGCCCCGGATATCGAGGTCGAGCGGACTAGCGGCCATTGCTGCCCACCTCGCCTTCTTCCGCGACCCACAGATCAAACGGGATAAATGACCAGGTCTGACCGAACGCCACGATTTCGCCGTCCGGGTCTTCGGCCAGGTACTGCGGCTCGACAAACTCCACGGTGATTTCGACGTCAGCCAGGTCGTTGTCCAGCATGTCGATGGCAAACGTGAGGGCTGGCAGCCCGTCGCGGTCGCGGTCGTGGCTCTCCAGCCAACTGCCGAGCAACGCCATCAGCCGTCCCGGCTCATCCGCAAAACGCTCCAGCACAATGGCGGCGCTGTAACGCATGTCAGCAAAGTGCAGCCCCTTCACATCCGGCTTCCAGATCAACTCCAGACTGATCTGGTTGGCCCAGCTGTCGAGCTGCTCCGGCATGACCAGGCGGCGTTCAATCAAGTAGCTGGTAAGGGCTTGCAGCTTCTTCATAGCAACACCGCCGTAATGCGCCCACGCCCTTGCAGCGAGCGCACAGCCTGCTGACTGAAAGACAGAAAGGTCTCGGCGCGCTCGGGGGCTTCCTTGCCGGTGTTTTCCGCGCTCTCGCGACGGGTCACGGTGGCGAACTGGGTCAACAGGCTGGCTTTGGCGCGTGCATACACGGCGCGCTTGTACGTTGCTACGTGAAAAGCACGCTGTGGCATCACCATAGGGTCAGCAGATTCCACACAGACAACGCCTACGGATTGCCACTGGGACTTGCAGCGCGCCAAATCGGTATTGACCTCGACCATGGCGGTGGTCAGATCCGCGACCAGCATTTCGCCCAGGTACTCACCCGGCAAGCGATAGCCTTTCTGGAACTCGCTTACAGACAAGTCCGGCCAAAAGCCGTCGTTGTCGATGTGCTGCTCCACCAACGTGGTGGGTTTGCCTGAAAAGCTCATTGCCGGGCGCTCAAATAGGGCGGGAGAACTGTTTCAGAGAGGCAGGCCATAAATGGCTCACTCTCATCCACAGTTTCCCGCTGGGGGGGTAGTCGGTTATTCGGTGGCCGGTGCGGCCTGTTGCTTCGCCAGCGCCTTACGGCACTTGGAGATGCGGGTTTCATTACCGGCCTTGGGGTACAACTCGGTCGAGCGCTCAAGGTGCTTGAGTGCGGTGCTCAACTCCCCTGCTTCCATGGCGCGCATGCCGATCAACTTGTGGTACTTGCTCGGGATCTGCTCCGTCAGTTCCCACTCGCCATCTACCAGCGGCAGCATGTTGCTCAAGTAGGGTTCAGGGCTGCGCTCAGCGTTGTACTCAGCAAAGGCCCAGTCGATGACGGCATCCGCGACAAAGGTCTGGATGTCGCGGCGCTTGAAACGCTCCGGCATCACCTGGCCCTGTTCGATCGCGAAGTCCGCCAGTTCCAGACCGTCTTCGAACTGCTCGGTGTCAAACAGCCACACCATCACCTGCACCAGGACACGGTTGGGAAAGTTCAGGCCCGACTCGCAGTAGCGCTGCACATAGTCCTGGTACTTGGGCAGCAGTTCGTCGCGCTTGAGCGTCTGACGCCCCGCCAGTCCCTTGATCGCGCTCAAGCGCTCAAGGTCTTGATCCAAAGCGGCTTCCTGCAACATCAGGTGCTTACGGGCGTTGGCCGGGCTGCTCAAGGCATCAGCGGGCGAGTACGCCACAGGGGCGCCCGCTGCCATAACTGCCGCTGCGCTTCCCTGTGCCAGGGTGCGGCGCTTGTGCGCCAGGGCCAGACTCACGCGACCACCAACTCAACGTTTTCAGTCAGTGCGATCTTTTCCATTTGCTCGATCACATAACCTTCGTTGCGGCTGTTGTAGTCCTCGACACGGGAGCGTTTCGGGTTGTCGACTGTCTGCTTACGCCAGCTGGTGTCCTGGTAGTAAATCGACAAGTTGTCCCAACTGGTGACCAGCACGGCGTTGACCGGGAAGTTCGGCACGCTGAACGCGGGCAGACCGCCATAGGTGGCAATGACCTGAGCGTTTTCGATGCGCTCTTTTTCGGTCGGGGTATCGCCCTGTTTGGTGTACAGCTTGGCCTTGTCAGCCGCCAACAGGTCAGAACCGATGATCGCTACCAGGTCGCCGTCTTCACGCAGGATTTCGTCAACCATTTGCTTTGTGTCATGCACCAGGGCGTCAAGGTTGGCGTAATCGCCATCGGCACCCAACGTGATCTTGCCAGCGGTTTTGCCCTCTTTGAGCACTTGTTGCGGGGCATCTTCACGCAGTTGCTGGAGCCAACCTTTGTTGACGTCCTGCAACTTGGGGTTGGCGTCCAGATCGGTCTGGGGTGCCGCCGTTTTACCGTGAAAACCGATCACAATTCGGTCTTGTGCAATGCGCTTTTGCACCGCAGCGGAATAGCGATCCTGGAAGTCGGGAAACTTCGCCCACGCGTCGATCTTGGCGTATGGCAGGCCCACGTCAGACTGGGTATCCACCAGCTCATAGGTGGTGTTTTCCAGCGCCGACGCATCCTTGGCCTGGCGGTCAGCGGTTTTGGTGTTGGTTCGGCCGGTGACCGGGCCATTGACACCAATAAACACCTTCTCGCCCTTGATCTCGCTGACCGGGATGATGTTGATGCGTTCCAGAAAGTCCGCTTTCGCCGTGATCGCGTCGTTCAATTCCTGAGCGACCGAAGCTTCAACGGCAAACATTTTGCTGGCACGTTTGACACCGTAACTTTCGGCGATCGCGTCCTGTAATTCAGCGTATTTCTTTTCGCCCTTGGCGCTCAGTTGAGCCATGTCAGAGCACCTTTTTCTTGGCAGTTGCTACAGGGCCAGAATGACGTGGCAACTGGCGACCGACGGCGGTGTTCTGCAGGGTGGAGAACTGCTTTTGCAGTTTCAGCAGTGCAGTCAGTACCGCCTTGTTGGACGAACTGCCTTTGCGTTTGAATTCGCGCTCTTCTTCGGCAGTGGTGACGATGTCGTCAACTGCTGCCTGCACTTCTTCAATAAGTTCAGGTTCGGGGTCTGGGGTGTCAGCTGCGGCGCTGTCGATAACGACGTCTAGACCAGCCACAATTATCAGCAGCTGATCGCGCAGAGCCTTCAAGGCTGTGCCGTTGGCTTCATCCATTTGGGATTTGTTCTCTGTGTTGGGTTGGGTGATTTCGGGGGGCAAGACTTCAGTGGAGAAGCGCTTGAAAAAGCTGGTCAGGGCGTTGAGTAGCCCGGTTTCAGCAGTGCTTGGACTTTCGTCCCGTAGGCGGCCGATTTCGACCGACGCGGCGTAATAAGAGGTGCGGCTGTTCTTGTGTGAGAAATAAAGTTCTTGGGTGCCCACACTGGCGGGTTCATCTGTAACGCCCATACCCGTCAGGTAGGCTCTACCACTGCCTCGAAAATCCGGGCTGATCTCAATGCTGGTGAACAGCTTCTGACCTTGGTCGTTCAGGTACAGCAAGCGGTCGTTCGGCTTAAGTTGCGCTTCCAACGCGATTTCGCCCGGCTCAAGGTCGTCAGCTTCTTCCACCAAGCGCACGGCGTATACGGTGCCGTGCGAACCCGGCCAACGCTCGTGATCGCACCAGATCACGGCGGTGTAAAAAGATGGCTTGTAGGTTTCAGCGATATCGCGCAGTTCCTGGGGAAGGATCACGCGCCCATCAACGGTTGCGCCGCTGGTGGCGACACGTTTCCAGAACGAAACAAGGGAACGGGGCATGGTGGTTAACTGCGCTCAATCGGTGATTTGAGCCGCCAAGATAGGGAGCGATTCAGCCCGAAACAAACGATTCAAATCCGCCCTTCTCCTATTTTCAGCTTTTAGGAGAATCGCGGAAATTATCAGCACGTTTTCACCGTTTTCGCCGCATAGACTGCGGCCCATGCTCTACTCAACCGAAGTTAAAGAAGCCGCTAAACGCCTGTTTCTACGCCGCTGCAAGGCCAAGGAAATTCAGGCGCAACTCAACCTGCCCAATATTCGGATCGTCTATTACTGGATCCGCCAAGGCGGGTGGGAAGACATGCTGTCCGATGAAGAACCGCTGACCGCTGTCGGACGCAGAATCACCCTGTTGCTGGACAAGGCCAGCAGCCTGAGCAAAGACGATCTGAACGAACTGGATCGACTGACCAGCATTCGCGAGCGACTGCTAAAGCAGGCCGTGAAACCGACAGCCCCGACCGGGGGTGCTCAGGACGCCCCGGACGAAAGCCCCCAAGCGCCGCGCAGGGGACGTGCCAACCGTGGGGACAGCGGCGGGAAGAAACGCGAGAAGAAGGCCAAGAACGACATCAGCGGCCTGACCGAAGTGGACTTCCTGGATAAGTTCATCTCAAAGATGTACGGCTACCAAAAAGAACTGTTCGCCGCAAAACAGAATCCTCTGACGCGCAGGATCCGCAACATCCTTAAAAGCCGTCAGGTCGGTCTGACCTATTACTTCGCCGGTGAAGCGTTCATGGATGCCGTATTGAGCGGCGACAACCAGGTGTTTCTGTCGGCCAGCCGTTCGCAGTCGGAGATTTTCCGCAGCTACATCATCCAGTTCGCCCAACAGTGGTTTGGCATCGAATTGACCGGCAACCCCATCACACTGAGCAATGGTGCCGAGCTGCGTTTTCTCAGCACCAACAGCAGCACGGCCCAGGGCTATCACGGTCACGTCTATGTCGACGAATACTTCTGGATCCGCGACTTCGAAAAACTCAGCACCGTGGCCAGCGCCATGGGCACCCACAAGAAGTGGCGTAAAACCTACTTTTCAACGCCCAGCGCGGTGTCGCATCAGGCGTACCCGTTTTGGTCCGGTGAAGAGTTTCGCAACAGCAAGCGCGGGAAAAAGGCCGGTGGCACTTGGCCCACTGAATCAGCGTACACACAGGGCGCGCTGTGCCCGGATGGCCAATGGCGCAAGACCATCACGATTCAGGACGCAATCGACGGCGGCTGCGATCTGTTCGACCTTGAGCTGCTGCAACTGGAGTACGACGAAGACAAGTTCCAACAGTTGTTCTATTGCAAGTTCATCGACAGCACACAGAGCGCGTTTGGTCTCAAGGATCTGGAGCGCTGCTACTCCGACCTGACGTTGTGGGAAGACTACAAGCCGGACGACGACCGCCCCTATGGCAACAGCCCGGTCTGGCTTGGGTACGACCCCAGCCGCACCCGCGACGACGCCACCTGTGTGGTTATTGCTCCACCGCTGGAGGCCGGGGCGAAATTTCGCATCCTCGAAAAATACAGTTGGCGGGGTCAGTCGTTCAAATACCAGGCCGAGCAAGTTAAAAAACTCACCGAACGTTTCAACGTCCAGCACATCGGCATCGACACCACGGGCATTGGCTACGGCGTGTTTGACCTAGTGCGCGACTTCTATCCTCGGGCCACATCGATTCACTACAGCCTGGAGACCAAAAACACTCTGGTACTCAAGGCTCAAGACACCATTCAGGGCAGCCGCATCGAATGGGATGCGGGGTGGACTGATATCGCCCAGGCATTCCTGACCATCAAGCGCGGCACCACCGGCAGCGGCCAAGTCACCTACAGCGCATCGCGTACCGACGCCACCGGCCACGCCGACATCGCGTGGGCGATCATGCACGCCCTGGCCAACGAACCCTTGAACACAAACAAGCGGCGCCGGAGCCGCTACATCACGAGCGGAACCCATGTCCAAAGTACGACGCAAACAGCACCAGGCCACTCAGCAGGCACGACGCAAACAGCCCAAGGTCACTCAACCGGCGCGTCAACAACAACCCATGCGCGCGTTTACGTTCGGGGAACCGGAACAAGTGCTGAGCGGCAACATCGGGGAGTACGTGGGGGTGTTCCCCAGCGACGACGGCGACATCTACAAGCCCCCCGTGTCGCGCACCGGGTTGGCCAAGCTGTTGCGCGCCAACGCGCACCACGGCGCCATACCGAAGTTCAAACGCAACCTGCTGCTGCGTGAGTTCATCCCCTCGGCGGGGTGCAGTGCCCACACCATGGGCTGCGCGGCGCTGGACTACATGGTGTTTGGGGATGCGTTCTTCTATTGCGACACCAACACCTTCGGCCAAGTGCTGGAGCTGAAACACCTGCCCGCAATCAACATGCGGGTCAAAGTGGACGGTTGTTATCGAATGCTACTACCCGACGGCAAATTCATGGACTTCGAGCGGGATGAAATCATCCATGTCATGGACTATGACGTCGAACAGACCATCTACGGCATCCCGGACTATCTCGGCGCCCTGCAAGCACTGTTGCTCAACGAAGCCGCAACCTTATTCCGCCGCCGCTACTACAGCAACGGCGCCCACGCGGGCTATATTTTCTACACCAACGACCCCGATCTGACCGAAGAAGACGAAAACAACCTGCGCGAACAAATCAGCGCAAGCAAAGGCGTGGGCAACTTCCGCTCGATGTTCGTCAACATCCCCAACGGCAAAGAAAACGCCATCCAAATCATCCCGGTGGGCGACTTTCAGGCCAAAGACGAACTGGAAAAGGTCAAAAACATCACCCGCAACGACATCATCGCCGCATGGCGCATGAACCCGGCCCTGGCGGGCATCATCCCGGAAAACAGCGGGGGGTTTGGCGATATCGAAAAGATTGACGGGGTCTACACCAGCAACGAGATACGGCCCATTTGCCAGTTGTTTAACCAGGTCAACGATGTCTTGAGACCAGACAGGAAAATTGACTGGAAAAAACCAGAAAGAACAGAAATAACAACTGACTAAATACACAGTTAGCAGTGAAAACCACTACACTAAAAGGCATAATAGTGATTATTCAACCCTGGGGAGGGAGACATGCGAATTTACTGTACCGGTTGTGGCCACAAAGGACGTATCAGCTCACGGGCGGAAGTAACACGAGGTTACGTGAAATTGTATTGTCAGTGCTTGGACGCAAAGTGCGGGCACACTTGGCTATCCGAACTAACGTTCATACATTCGTTACGGCCACCAGCACAGCACCTAGATACACTTTTAGTCGAGCGCATCAGAAACTTATCGACAGCACAACAACAGGAACTATTCGAGCAAGTAGGCTCGCAACAATTCGACTAACAACTCGCCTACTGTCGCAACCTCCTCACATTTGCCAAAGCCTGCCTCTCGAGTGTCCACCATGGACATCTCAAATGATAACCATCGGTCTGTGTTTCAGAATGTCTGCGCAGCAGGCATATAAGCCGCCGACACCATCTAACTTGATACCTCCGATCTTACAGCGGCGACACTCGCGAAGCGGTCGGCTATACGCCAAGCTCGCCCCAAAGAAATGTGCTGCACCGCAAGATAAAGCCCGCGACCGCTACCTGCGAATTTGCAACTCACCTCGACGCGCCCAATTACCGCTTTTGTGCCCCATGGATTTCCAGCACGGGTGCAGGGCACTGCCCTGCCGCTGTGCGGGCGCGCAGCCCGCGACTTGTACTCGGGCCGCGCCTTGGCGCGAAGTGCTCGAGGCATCATCTTGTACCCAACACACTGACCCTGTGGACACCTCGGAAAGCTCTTTTTTTTACCCTTTGGGGATGCTGAGTGGGGTTTAAAATTCCATTTAATTCAAAGACCTTTGGGATTACCCGGCCGCCCGCTGGCGGCGTATAGAAATGACGCTGAAAAATGGGCGTGATCGTCCGCCTGAGCCTGCATAGCGATGCGTGCCAACAGTGATCGTATGATAGGGAGTGTGTTTTTCGACTGCCAGGCGTAGCCCGGCCTCGCAAGATTTGCGATTAGTTCTGAGGGATGTCTTTCTTGACTTGGACGTTGCGCAGTAGCCGCGCCATGGATTCGCCCAGTCCACCTGAACTCTTGTCAGGCTCAAGGGCAGGTTTTACGCCCCTACCTGACCCTCGAGACGGGGTCATCACTACTGATCCACCATGCACATGAGCCGCCTTGCGCGCCTCACTCTTTTCCCAATTGCTACGGGATTGCTGCCTGCGGAACTCCTCCAGGGATGCCTTTTCCTGACGAGCTGCACGAAGCCCGCTGACCTGGTGAAGTTCTCTCTCTCTGCGTTTGATGGCGGCCTTCTTGGCCCGGTACCAAAGGTAGCGAACACCAAGATCGGCAAAGAATTTTTCTGTGAAGCGCACCAGCACCCGGGTTCGCACCAGGTTAAGTCCAGCCTCGTCCTTCTCATCCAACCGTACTTTCTCGATGCGCCGATAGACGTATCCGGCCAAGTCCAAGCTGTGCATGAGCCGGTTAAGGGAAGCAGGAGACATATCGCAGTCTTCAGCGACACCGCATTGGGTGTTAAGGAAGTACTGCCCTCGTTCGATATCCAGCCATCCCAGCACGCCGGTGGCCAAGTCCAATCGGAGCAACAGTTGCTCGGCTGCCTTGGCCAGTGCGTCGAATTTCTCGGAGCGGGTACGGCGACCACCGTGGATCGTGTCCAGGTCGCGCAGGTACTGCCCACGCAGATCACCAATGCGGCTTAGGCGCGAGAATGCCATGCGCAGGAGGGGATTTTTCAGCTGCTGGCCAGTCAGTCGGCGTGGAGCTGAGTACCGCGGCGCCCGGATTGGCGCACGGAGTGCGGCATGGGGATCTTTCTTGTCACGATGGACAGCAGGAGGCCTGCCCTTCTTGGGGCTGTCGGTGCGGCCGCTTGCCGTGCGCGATTTGATGTCCTTATCAAGGGGGTTCACAGAGACGTATTCACCTGGTGAAGTACGCTCTCAGCACGCGAACGCAGTTCGCTGCAGCGGGCTTCGACCGAACGCAAGCGATCGACAAACTCAGGCAGTTTGTCCAGGTCTTCGATATCAATTCGACCATCAGCCAAGATTTCACTACCGAGGGAGACTGTATTGCCCAAGCGGGCAACCAACGCGCCGAAGACCCCAACAGGGTTGGCATCACCGATCAGCGCACGCGCTCCAGTCAGCCCGTGACGGCTGGCCAGCTCATTCAGACAGTGCTCCTGAAAGTCTCCTTCGAGAGCATCAACCCAAGCCTCCTCAAGCCAACTTGGCAGGTCAACTTCACCACTGAGCCAACGCCCAACACGCCGCAGCCAAGCCCCTGATGATCTTAGAAAGGTCTCAGAATCGTTGCCCTTCGCCAACAGCTTGAAATCAGGTACATCCTTGCTGGTAGCCTTTTCAGGAATCAGGCGATGTAAATGGCTGCTTAATGCCTGAGCAAAGTCATCCTGGCTAAAACCTGTGCGCGCAATCATTTCAGCGGCATGAGCTACCAGCACCTGATCACGGGAGATGGACTGCTGTCCTGAGTTGGACATATTCATACAACGCTACTGCTTATAGCCTCAGCGGCGTCTTGGTTTTCCAGCACTTTTGACGGAAAAGGCCGAATCTCTTTAGCGACACATGAGCCGTCGTCATTGACCATCACCATGATGTTTCGACGAATGCGAATAGCTTTTGCAATAGACGCAGGCTTAACGCCAAGTGCTCGCGCAACTCGTGCCTGACCTAGCTTAGATACCAAGTCATTCAAGGAAACGTTTTCCATGCCACACACCTCTACCTGATGAATGGCGAATATTAACCGCAGACATATTTTTTATCAATGCCGCTAGCTAATCATCGGCATTAGCTAGCGGCTTATACTTTTATGATGACCAAGAAAAAACCTCTCCCCCCGGCACTTCTGGCTGAATGCAAAGCAGCTCACGATCTTTATCTCTCGAAAAAGAACGCGCTTAAGCTCAACCAAAGGAAAATTGCTGACGCTGCTGGAATCACACCAGTTTCGGTGAATCACTATTTGAAGGGTATAAACCCGTTGAATGCTCGTTTTGCCGCAATTTTGGCGAAACTGCTTAACGAACCAATTGAAAGTTTTAGCCCACGACTTGCTGCGGAAATTGCAGAGATGAGCAACGTTGGGCCAATGGTGCAGCCGCACCGTCAGAGTAGGGAATATCCAGTTTTGAGTTGGGTCGCTGCAGGTGAAAGGCTTGAGTCTGTAAACAGCTATCCAACCGGCATTGCCGAAGAGTGGCTAAGTTCTACCGAGAATGCGGGTCCGCATGGCTACTGGCTAAGAGTAAAAGGTAGATCGATGACATCGGATACACCTCCAAGCTTTCCGGAGGGCACCCCAATCCTGATCCGCCCAGAAGGCTTTGATCTTATCAGCGGGAAATTTTACATCGCTGAACATACCATCAGCGGCGAGCACACCTTCAAACAATATGTTCAAGACGCTGGTGTAGGATATTTAGTGCCTCTGAACCCCGAGTATCAGACTGTGACTCTGGACGGGACTTGGGAGATCACGGGCCGGGCAATTGACGCCAAGATAACCGGCATGTAATCCGCAGTCCAAAAGCGCGACGTGTTGCATACGTGCGCTTGAACTGCCGGTGAGTTGAACGCAAGCAGCACAACGTCAGCTCATCATTTTTCGTTTGACAAGTCCTGGCGGCGCGCTGTGCACCACAATATGGCCCTGCCCGATCTTGAAGTTCTTGATCACAGCAATGCATACATTCCATGCCTCCCTTGCCACAGCGTCGCCGGACTCAATCACATTGCCCTGGTCGTCGATTATCGCCAGCCGAGCTGATCGACCGTCGGCGGTACTGAACTGGTAGCCACTGGTGACATTGGCACTAATGCAGCCATTTTCCAGTGTGCCTGTCTTGGGGATACCTATCATGACTGCGCTCCGTACTCTGTTGGCTTGTCTGTGTACATGTTGATGATCAACGCAATGGTATTGGCGTGCAGTTCTCGATTGCTCTGGGCCTGATGTATTGCTCCCCAGTTTTCAGCATCGATGGCGACATCCAGGTCTGTATTTGCGCTTCTGTAGCCAGCAATGCTTCGGTCGAACAATCGTTTGGTGTCGGGTTCCGAAATGATGATCGTCATCGTCATAGCCGCCCCCTCAAGCCGCACAGCGGTAGTTGGCAATCAGCTCTTGCACGCAGCCTGAAAGCAGCTCGTAGGCCAGTGCCTGATTGCTAGGCAATAACAACGGCAAGGTCAGCCCGACGCTATCCAGCTCAAAGCGAAAGACTGTTCGCGCAGGATCGCTGCGGCTGGGATGCAGCAACAGGCCAAGTTGCTCGATCCCTTCAGCTGGCAGGTAATAACTACCTTGGCGCAAGCGAACCGCGTCACGCAGCACTGATTCAACGTCACTCACCACCAAGTGCTCGTCAACTTCCCGCACGCTGCACGGAGATGCGCCGTTGGCCAGCTCTTCAAGGAAAAGCGCAACCCTCTCAGCGTTATCTGCACGCTGAGTCAACGTGAGGCTGTTGACGCTATCACCCAATTCGACACGCACAGACACAGCACTGATGGACTGCTCGATCACCACGTAGGCCATGGCGCAGATCATCCCGTTTCGGGCGTGCAGCGAGTGAATAAACGTTCCGTTTTGGTTTATCTGCTCAGCCAATTGCGTGCGTGTATTGGGGGAAAGGATGAGGGTGTGCATGCGAGGAATCTCCTTTGTGATCAAGTCAGCGTATTTCACCGACCTGAACTGTTGGAGATACGTTAGCCGCAGGCTAAGATTCAGTCAATGCCTGCGGATAATAATTAACCATAGACATTTAGCCTCGATGCTGATTTGTCCAACTCAGGTACACGACACCCTCATCCATACGAGTCACGCGCACGCTTTCCTCTAGCTCAAACTGCTCAAGCAGTGCATCCCAATCATCCATTTTTTCGCTGGACTGCCTTACGATCAACGTCCGCCTCCACAATTGTGCTGCTGAACTGTTGACCTGTTTCAGAATGCGACGAGCGAGTTGTTCGCATGATGTTGACTGCTGATGGGTGGAAGCTGGAAGAACATGTGGAAACATAAGGCACCCCGCCATTACTGTATAAGTATACAGTATCACGAGGTACGGCTTAATCCCAGTCTTCGCTTGACACCCACTCACCACTGCGACGATCAATCTGAATCAGCCGGTGCTGCCCTGTCCGAGAGAGCAGCTGAACATCAATTAATTGACCTTTTCGACCATCTGGTTCAAGCCCTCTCATGTAAATGACAATACGCTCGAACGTATCCATGACCAACTGACGCACCTTCTCCCTAGCACCATAGTCACCAGTACCAACCAACTCTGCCAGCTCCTCCCAACGCTCTGCCTGAGCAGGTTGAGAAGTCCCGGAGACTGTAGCCAGCGCATACTCCAGTTGCAGTACCTTCTGTTCAGCAACAACCTGTTGCGCTTCCAACTCGCGAGCCTTACGAACAAATGCGATCGGGGCAGAACCACTCTCATCATCCAAAAGCGCTTCAGTGATCTTGCCGAGCTGCCTAGTGTTTTTTTCTACGGCTGCTCGTGCAATTACCAACTGCTGACGAATGCCTTGCCCATCGTCCCCCACTTGCAACAAGCGCTGCAGATTGAGTTGGTCAGAGCAGAAATTCAGCAGCGCACGCTCGATCGGCACGACACTGCAACTTCCACTGGCTGAGCAACCCCCGTTCTTGCTGTACGAAGTACACTGCAGACGCCTATGACCGTCAGCAAGACTTCCATCGGCTCGCCGACGCTGCATGATGTTTTGAGCCACTAAGGCGGTTCCGCAGTACCCACAATAGGCGAGTCCAACGCCGGTAATTATTCCGGGGATCTCACCAGCTCCACGACGTCGATGGCGCTGGCTTGCCAGGTGTTGCAGCTCTGCCCACTCTGTATCGGAAAGAATCCGGGGATAATATTCCTCCAGCATGTAAGCCTCGCCATCCACAGCCAGCCGCTTGGCTCCGCGTAACGCGGGCAACTTGATCAGTCGATAAACCTGCTGCCCAGAAATTCCCCAGCTGGAAAGCTCGAACCCCTCATCGTGCATCAGCTTCGCAGCGCGCCCAGCACCAAGCCCCTGCTGATACAACTCTAAAGCTCGACGCACAGCACTGACGCGCTCAGGAATCAACTCCCAGCCCTGTTCACCCCAATGCAACCATTGAGGGTCTTTGCCATTGCGGATCAAGCCTCGGAATGAACCCGCTACCCACCCTTCACACTGACGGCGGATCGCGGCTTTAACGCGCTTGCTCTTTGTGTCGGATTCTTCATGCGCCCGAATCATAACCAGGAGCGAATAGACCAAGTCCATAGGCTGGGCTTTCAAACTCGCCCGGTTGTACTCGCGGCCATCGCTGGCGGTGACGACAGTGATACCTGCATTGATGATCTGGGCCAACTGGGCCTGAGCCTGTATAGGTTCCGCTCGACTCAGACGATCCAAACCCTCAACCACCAGAACTGAGCCGCTGGCAATACGCCCGTCCTCAATCGCTCGAAGGAATACGCCTAATGCACCCTGGGTAACGTGACGTTGGTGGTAAGCAGATAAACCCTCATCTTTTAGCGTGAGGGTGGCATCCAACTCCAT